CGCAGCCCTCCTCATGGTCGTCTCCGGAGCTAACGCAGTCGGCACAGCCCAGGACACCCTGGACGTCGACTACGTCGTGAACTCTGGCCTCGACATTGACAGCACGGACGGCTCAACCCTGACGATTCCTGTCTTCGAGTCCAACATGGCAGACCAGGGCTCACCTGTCTCACCAACGATCCCCGAGATCGACATCAAGGTCGAGTCAATCGCCGTCACCGCGGTCACCCGCAAGCTCCGCGCGAAGTGGTCCCCCGAGCTCGCTCAGGACCTCAACGCCTACCACAGCCTCGACGCAGAGGTGGAGCTCACGCAGATCCTCTCCGAGCAGATCGCCATGGAGCTCGACCGCGAGATCCTCAACGACCTCCTCACGCAGGCATCTGGCGCGAACTTCTACTGGAGCCGCGCTCCCGGCAAGTTCGTGAACAAGGCGACAGGCGCAGAGGTGCTTCGCGGCACCGGCTCACCCGGCCCCGCCTTCACGGGCACGGTCCGCGAGTGGTACGAGACGTTCGTTGAGACGATCATCGACGTTGCGAACCAGATCCACCGCAAGACGCTCCGCGGATCCGCCAACTACATCGTTGTCGGTCCGGACCTCGCGACGATCCTCGAGGCCTCCGTCTACTACCGCCCATCCTACACGCTCGACGGCCAGGGACAGGTCTCCTCTCCCATGTCGATCGGCTGCGAGAAGGTCGGCACGCTCTCGAACCGCTTCACAGTCTACAAGGACCCCTACTTCCCACGGAACAAGGTCCTCGTCGGCTACAAGGGCGGCTCCTACCTCGAGACCGGCTACGTCTACGCCCCCTACGTTCCGCTCATCGTCACCCCCACGATCTTCAACCCAGACGACTTCACACCCCGCAAGGGCGTGATGACGCGCTACGGCAAGAAGATGGTGCGGAGCGATTTCTACGGGACGGTCTCCGTGCTTGATTTGAATATCATATGATAGCAAATCGGAACTAACCATCTAGGTTATCCGAACACAACTGGAAGGCCACCGCAAGGTGGCCTTTACAGTTTAAGATTTCAGTTTATGTTTAGCTTATATGCAAATACAAACTGAAACTGTATGCAGAGAGTGTGGAGCTGAGTGTCCTACTCCGGAGTTTTTATTTCGACATATTAGAGCACACGGCATTTGTGCCAAAGATTATACACTTAAGTGGGAATATTCTGGAACTCCTCCTCTATGTGCCTGCGGCTGTGGTAACAGAACACACTGGAATGTGGCTCTTCGTGATTTTACCAAGTATATTCACGGTCACCATTCTCTAGGAAGAGAATGCAAGCCAGAGACCAGAAAAAAGATAGGAGAAAAAAACTCTGTCAACATGAAGAAATTCATGTCTAAGCATCCGGATATTGCACAGAAAAAGATAGATGTTTTAGCTAAAGGAAGAACACCTGAGGTTTATAAACGAGTATCTCAATCGCTTAAGCGCTTCTGGGCCACCTCACCCCTCGCCGCCCAGCTCCGCAAGGAGGCATCCGACCGCGCTGTCCGCCTCCTGGAGGAGGGTAAGATCGGCCCCCAGGCTCCCTACAAGGCCGAGTGGGTGCGCAACCCGTGGTCAGGCGCGGACGAGTGGATGCACTCCTCGTGGGAGACCGCCTTCCTGCAGTCGTGCGCCGCCCGGGGCTACCCCGTCTTCAAGTCCCACGGCATCACCATTCCCTACAGGCACCCGGACGGCACGGAGCACACCTACGTCCCGGACTTCTACGCCTCGGATGACAGGACCCTGTACGAGGTGAAGGGGTGGCACGACGGGGTGGACACCGCCAAGTGGGAGGCAGCAGCCGCCTGGTGCTCGGAGAGGGGATTCAATTTCTGCGTGCTGTTCGGCCTGGAGGACCATATTTATCTTCAGTCGTAGACCGCTGCGTACAATATCGCACAGAAGACTTTAGCATGAGAATCACAGAATCACAGCTTCGCATGATCATCCGCCAGGAGGTCCAGAGCCTCAAAGAGGACCGGAGGGCTTCTGGGTCTTCCTCGAGCGAAGTGAGAGCGTTCTTCAGCGCCGGTGGGGGGTCCAACGAGGAGTTCTCGACGCCCGATGAGCTGCTGGTATTGCTGCTGACATCCAATGCAAGGCACTCACGTGTGACACTTCTTATTCCGGATCCGGATTCCTACTCAGAGGAGCCTGACCTCCTTGAAGTTGGATATATCTCCTTCGAGGTCCGTGATGCCCCTCCGGTAGGCTGGGAGGGCATGTGGTGGTGGCCCCTGCCGGCAGAAGATGCCCGGCCGGATTCGAATTCTGTGCGGGCTCCCCGCTACCACTCAATGCTCGATGCGGCTGCAGTGTCCCTGCGGGAACGTCGGGGGGAGTCTCTGCACATCTTTGGTGCCGGCGCAGGGATGCCCCAGGTGAAGATCGAGGTGGGGGAGGTCTGGGCGGACGGGGCCTATCTCCCAGCAGGTTTCTCGCGGAAGTGGTGGACCGGTTTCGTGAAAGGGTTGAGGCCGAAGAAGGCCCCGGTAAAGTGGCTCGGATCTGACGATCAGATGGTGCGCTGAGAGGGGAGATTCAATTTCTGTGTGCTGTTTGGACTAGAGGACCATACTTATGCACAGTCGCAGACCGCTGCGCATAATATCACACAGGAGACTTTAGCATGAGAATCACAGAGAGCCAGCTTCGCAGGATCATTCGCCAGGAGGTCCGCCGGGGTCGCCTCACTGAGATGCCACGCCGCAGCAACGACCCGGAGATGCTCGCTGCCGCCGCAGCCGGTGAAAAAATGAGGACCGATTGGGAAGCCAAAGCGGCTGCATATAAAAATAAGAGCCTAAAAATATACAAGTTCCAAGAATCCATAAGCGTGATCGGGTCCGCGCTAGGCTTTGGGCTTGGCACGAGCGAAGAAGAAGCCCGGCGTGATGCAATGAAAAGAGTTCCGAAAGATGCTCGAAAAATAAAGAGCGCACACGCATATGTGGTCTCTAAGCAAGAATACGAAGAAGAGCTTGATGCGCTAGCAGATCAAGTGGAGCAATTAGAGGCACTGCAAGACAGACTCCGCAATTTGGGATCAATATCTGAGGATTTGCTTGGTCTAGGTGCCTACGACAAGAGGCGCTGATAGATACACACCACAACACAGGAGATATTAGAATGAGAATCACAGAATCACAGCTTAGAAGGATCATTCGCCAGGAGCGCGCCCGCCTCATTCGAGAGGGCGAGTTCGACATCACCTCCGCCGAGATGGGCGAGGAGGGTGAAATGCCATGGAAGGTGGTGACAGTGTTCAGCATCACGGGCAAGAAGCTCAAGACGTACGCGAACAAGACAGTCAGCGAGGTGGCCGATGCTCTTACACTCGATGGCATGCCCCTAGGGCCAGGTGACGCCGAGCTGGGCGCCGGCTACCATGGCGTAACTGTTGTCGACGACTCAGGTGAGGCACGCCTCATTGTCGTGGGCGGAAACGACGAAGGCGCGATCCGAGCAGGCGTCGCATCAATGATAAACGCCCTCTGAGCTCAGAAGACTTTAGAGTGAGGATCACAGAATCGCAGCTTCGCAGGATCATTCGCCAGGCGGTTGGCCGTCTGGTAGAGATGCCTCGTCGTCGAGCTACGACATCAGACGATTATGAAGCCCCTGAAAAGCCCGTGCGCATGTCTCCTACCGCACTCTCCGTCGCAAACTTCTATACTATGGATACGACGATAGGGGGCCGACCTACAGAGGATGTGATGCGCGAGCTCGCACCGTCCTTTAAGGTCTCACCTCCTCTGCCAGTTTCCGACCCTGAGGGGCGCTCTGCCGTTATTGGTCGAACTCGGGACCTTCGGAGTTTTGACTCAGCGCTCGAGAAAAAGGCCACGGCTGGTGATGATTTTGGTTATGTTGAGTCGGTCACACCCTTGGACGAATACATCTCAGCACTCTCTGGGAAAGAGTATGAGATGTTTGCCGCCGCCGCGAAGGCCATGGGGGCCCGCAAGCTGCCTCCTGCACGTCCTGCTGATGAGGCCCAGTTTGTTTTACCAAGCCCTCCCGGAGAAAAGAATTACCCGTTCCAGCTAATGTCTACAGCCATGGACCTCGCGAGTCAGGTCGATGTCAAGTATAGAGACGGCGTGTTTAGCGGATCCAGCGAGAATGTCGAGGAGATGGTTCGGGCTCTAGGAGAGTATTTCGAACAACTTCGAAAGTATGATAAGCGCTTTGAAAAATACGATAAAGTCAACTTTAAAAAGTTGATCAAGTATCTTTGAGATTATGTAGATCTAGTCTGAATATAATTAGCTCTGGTTTTATATTTATGTGCAATAATCGTGTCCGGACTATTGTTTTAATTCAACAAGGGAAAATGGAGAAATTATCATGAGAATAACAAAGTCGCAGCTCAGGAAGATCATCATCAACGAGGTGGAAGGGTTTGCATCGATTCGTGATGCAGCGCCTAATGCACCTCCCACAGCGCGCCAGCTTCGGGTCAACCGCTCATACCAGCCAGATGATCTCGTCTATATCGATCTAGGTAAGCTTAATGGGTCTGGTGCAGGTAGCAAGATCCTCTGCTCTGTGAAGGAGGGCGACGACGGCCGGCTCTTTGCGGTACTCGATGACGTGGGTCCAGAGACCGGCGGCGTGGTGAAGGATTTTATCCGCGAGCTCGAGGAAGACGGCATCGCGCTCGACGAGGCTGCTGAGAACAAGGCAATCACACGCGCCCGCTGAGATTTCTGCGATCAGACGATCTCCCATGATAAGG